AACAATAGGAGATAATCATGGCATCATTAGCTGAAATCAGAGCAAAGCTCAAAGAGCAAGAAGGTAATTCGAAAGGTGGCGGTGAACGTACCGGTGGAGACAATTCCATTTACCCTTTCTGGAACTTAAAAGAAGGTTCCGAATCAACAGTCCGTTTTTTACCTGACGGAAATCCTGACAATACATTTTTCTGGGTCGAGAGGGCAATGATTAAACTGCCATTCGCCGGAGTAAAGGGTTCTACTGACTCTAAGCCAGTGACCGTTAATGTCCCTTGTATGGAAATGTACAACGACGGCACAGCCTGCCCAATCTTGTCCGAAGTACGTGGTTGGTTCAAAGATCCAGCATTAGAAGATATGGGTCGTAAGTACTGGAAGAAACGTAGTTACATCTTCCAAGGATATGTTGTTGAAGATGGTTTGAAAGAAGAAAATCGTCCAGAAAATGCAATCCGTAGATTCATCATCGGACCACAGATCTTCCAATTAATCCGTGGCGCATTGCTCGATCCAGAAATGGACGACTTGCCAACTGACGCAGTAAACGGCGTTGACTTTAAGTTGATCAAGACTTCAAAAGGTGGTTATGCTGACTACTCTACATCAAAGTGGAGCCGTCGTACACGCCCACTAGACAGTGCAGAGGTTGCTAATTTAGAACAACACGGCTTGTTCAAACTAAGCGATTATTTGCCTAAGAAGCCAACTGATGTTGAGTTGAAAGTTATCAAAGAGATGTTTGAGGCATCAGTTGACGGCGAGCCATACGACATGGATCGTTGGGGTCAATACTTCAAACCAGCAGGCATGGGCCAGGCAACTGGTGATCCTAACTCTGCTCCTAAGGCAACTCCTGTTGCTCGTACTGCACCAGTGGCAGCACCTGCCGCAGAAGATGCAGCTCCTTGGGAAGAAGAAGTTGCTACAGCTGAGAAATCATTCTCAGCACCTAAGCAAGAAACAGCACCAGCTGCCGCAGGCGGTGGTCGTGCAGAAGACATTCTTGCTATGATTCGCAATCGTAACAAGCAGTAAGTAATACGCTACGGGCCTCTACAATTTAATTGTATGCCCGTGCCGTGTCACCTAACAGCACTATGCAAACACCATTTTCTTTAAATCGACCAATTATCTATCCGTTGTTTTCAACGCCGATATACTATGTGCCCGATACAAAAATTCAAATAGATAGTACCTTGTTGAACAGGTTGCTAGATAGAACAGAATTTCCGGATTTTGTAGAAACTGCTGGATTAAGTAAAAATCAATTTATATTAGATAATCCAGATTTTAAAGATATTCGTAAACTCTGCGAATTACACTTACAAGAGTACACAACACAAGTATGTGGTCTCGATAATGAATTTTACATTACTAATTCATGGTTGAGTCGTAATGACCCAAATATAGATCACCCGCCTCATGCACATATAAACAGTATTTTTAGTGGGTGTCTGTATCTTAAAAGTTCGCAAAACAGCGAACTATCTTTTGGATCATTAGATCAATTAAGTAAAACGTGGCCATTAGCATTTAATAGAAAACGAACTAACATATATAATGCCACTAGTTGGTCAGTGCCAGTAGATACTGGTGCAATAGTAATATGGCCTAGCAATGTGTTTCATAGTAGCAATCCGAATCCGTTAAAAGACACTAGAGTAGTAATGTGCTTCAATACATTTATACAAGGTGATCTAACTGATCCCAAAAAATACGTAACTAATTTGGTATTAAAATAATAGGAGATTAATATGTCTAAAAAATTAAACAAACTTACAAAAGTAAATGAATCATTTACAATTAATCGTTATGACAACGGCTTCATGATCGAAGTTAGTGGTCGTGATAAAGATAACGAATGGAAAAACTGCAAAGTAATGTGCAGTACAGAAGCTGAACTATTTGAAGTAGTCAAAGAAGCGTTAGCAATGGAAATGGATAGTTAATCATGGCAACAAAAGCATTTGACTTATCGAAATTCCGTAAAACCCTAACCAAGAGCATTGATGGTTTAGGTGTTGGCTTTAATGATCCTACAGATTGGATCTCAACAGGCAACTATGCTCTAAACTATTTGATTAGTTCAGATTTTAACAAAGGTGTGCCACTTGGTAAAGTGACAGTCCTTGCAGGTGAATCAGGTGCTGGCAAGAGCTACATCTGTTCAGGCAACCTTATCAAAGCCGCTCAACAACAAGGCATTTATGTAGTGTTAGTTGACAGCGAAAACGCTCTTGATGAGAAATGGCTTCATGCACTTGGCGTAGATACAAGTGAACAAAAGCTATTAAAACTTAACATGGCTATGATTGACGACGTGGCAAAAACCATTAGTGAATTCATGAAAGAGTATAAAACAATGGATGAAGCAACTCGTCCTAAAGTATTGTTTGTAATTGACTCATTGGGTATGTTGTTAACTCCTACTGACGTTAATCAGTTCGAAGCAGGTGAAATGAAAGGTGACATGGGTCGTAAGCCTAAGGCACTTACAAGTCTTGTTCGTAACTGTGTAAACATGTTTGGTAGTTATAATGTTGGATTAGTTTGTACTAATCACACATACGCAAGCCAGGATATGTTTGATCCAGATGACAAAATCTCAGGCGGTCAAGGCTTTATCTATGCGTCTAGCATTGTTATTGCTATGCGTAAATTGAAATTAAAAACTGATGCTGATGGTAATAAAACTACAACTGTCAACGGTATCCGTGCAGCCTGTAAGATTATGAAAACACGCTATGCTAAGCCGTTTGAATCTGTTCAAGTTGAGATTCCGTATGCAACAGGTATGAGTCCTTATAGCGGCTTAACAGACCTGTGTGAGGCAAAAGGTTTTCTTACAAAAGATGGCAACAGACTTAAATACGTTTCTACAGATGGTACAGAGATTAAAATGTATCGTAAGGAATGGGAACGTAATGAAGAAGGATGCCTTGACAAAGTTATGTCAGAGTTTAATGATGTTCGCTCAGTTCCTACAGTACAACTTGCCATTGATGAAGAAACTGGAGAAATTATAGAATGAACGAAAATCATATTGGTGATATTTGGATGTTGTTTAAAGAGTACGTTGATAAAAAAGTACTTGATGTATTAGCAGAAAGATACGTTGATTTGTTAGCAGATCACGGTGTCAGCGATAAGGTTATGGCCGGCGCCTCTGGTGTTGACGATGACCTTGACAATGCTATTGACTTTTATCTAGATGAAACAAGTGACGAAGAAGAACTCGACGAAGAAGATTTAGATTCTTATGAAGATGATGAATAATCTATGACTTGGTATACAAAAGTTTCAAAAGACATCTCGTATATTCCCGATGCCGTGGCGCACTATGAGCTTGAATTACAGGCAGCAAAGACAGATGCTCGCATAGCGGGGAACATTGAAAAAGCCGCTGCCAGGATGCCTGGCATTGTGGAAGAACGATTTGGTCAGCTACAAGAAATTGAAGCAATTTTGGAATATTTGAATATTGAGTTACGTCGACTTAAGAGTCAACACTTCAGAAAATATTTAGAAAACTATCAAAGGGCTTTATCTTCGAGAGACTGTGAAAAGTTTGTTGAAGGTGAGTCTGATGTAGTAGATTTTGAAAAAATTATCAACGAATTTGCCTTGCTACGTAACAAGTGGCTTGGCATTACTAAAGCTCTTGACCAGAAACAATGGCAAATAACAAATATTGTTAAGTTGCGAGTTGCTGGTATGGAAGACGCTACCCTATAAATCAATAACACCAAAATTTAGGTATTTTTCTGTAAACTCTTGACTTTCTGTCAACAGTAGTATACAATTTACTTATGATAACAACTGACTCATTGCTCATAGAGCTGTTCCAACAAGGAATCGAAAGACTGGAAATTACTATCCCAACTAGAGATAAGAAAATTTTAATCAGCCTTTCAAAACAAATTATATCGGGTCACTTTTTAACCGAAAATCAGGCAAAATTGCTGGGGAAAATTCTCAAAGAAAATTCCAAGCATTTGCCTCAGTTGACTGAAGAGCATCGTGCTGTAGTTGAGTTTCCAACATGGAGCCAACCTTTTAGAGTCATCGAACAGCTGAGAAAAATATTCATTGTCAAAGACAATGATAGTCGAATAATTGTCGAATTTACCTATAATAAGCGACTGCGACAGGTCATTGCAGACCTTAATAAATCCATTGAAGGTCAGATGCTATCAATTAATGGGAAGCAGTACAGCATCCCACTAACTGAACAGAATGTACATACCGTAGTCAATACCTTCAAATCACAAGGCTTTGACATTGACCCAATTTTGATGAGATTTTATGAAGAAATTTTAGAAATTTTGTTAGGTACTGCTGACCAGTTTGAAATATTCAAAATTACAAATGACAAGATGTTGTCGTTAATAAAGAAAGATGTAACAGACATCGATGAAAATAATTTAAAACTTCTTAATGATCGAAGTCATCGATTTCAATACTCGATTTATCCTAAAAATTCAGAAATTTCACTGTCAAATTCACTAGCAAACAGGCCTGGCACAAAGGTCTGGATTGACAGCAACACTACTCCTATTACAGATATTATTCAGGCACTACAGACATTAAATCGACTTCCAGTACTATTAGTATTTAATGGCCACGACTCAAAGGAATCATTGCAAAATCTGAAAAAATTAGCAGGTGCTTTAGAAAATAACAACATTAAGACTAGTGCCGGAATTTACTTTAGATTTGACAATGTCACAGACAATAACAAAGAATTTAATCAACTCATCTCTCATCTAGGATATAACACACCCCTAGATGACACAATTTTAGTAGCAGGAATTGCTAACAATAAATTGCCAAAATTCATGTTAAAAAATGGATGGTATCCTAGCAGTGTTATTAGTTTTTCAAATAATTTTAAAAGTAATAAAACCAGTGTCTATTGCGATGCAGTTGATTTGATAGTATACTACAATGACAAACGTCCCTTAGGAGGGGTAGATGCCATCGTGTAAATTAATTATCCAAGATGAGGTAAATCTTAAGGTAGAAGGGCTTCCTGTTGAAATTCGACGCAAGTTAGCAAATACTTTTAAGTATGAGGATCCAACTGCCCGATATCGTCCAGCATACAAGTTAGGACGATGGGATGGCGCAATTACCTTATTCGGATTAGGTGGCAATGGCTATCTTAGTCAGTTGCCTAAAATCTTAGAAGTTCTGGAAAAAAGTGGTGTTGAGATAACAGAAATTGTCGACAACCGTGCGCCTATTAATTTACAATTTCCTCGTGTTGAAACAGACTTCTGGGGAGATCAGACATGGCCTGTAGGACATCGTTTTGCAGGCGAGCCAATTAGACTACGAGAAGATCAAGTAGAAGTAGTTAACAAATTTCTCGAAAATCCTCAGTGTCTACAGGAAATTGCCACTGGCTTTGGTAAGACAATTACCACTGCAACATTGGCAAAGATTTGTGAACCTTATGGCAGAACTTTTACTATTGTGCCTAATAAGAGTCTTGTTGAACAAACAGAAGAAGACTTTATCAACTGTGGATTAGATGTCGGTGTCTACTATGGTGATCGTAAAGATCTATACAAAACACACACTATTGCTACATGGCAAAGTCTTAACATCCTTGACAAGAAAAGCAAGAATCACGAGCAAGATATTCTAACACTTGCTGAATTTCTTGACGGTGTTCAGACAATTATGGTAGACGAAGTACACATGGCCAAGGCTACTGTACTTAGAAATTTACTAACGCAAAACTTTAATAATGCCGCAATCCGATGGGGATTAACAGGCACAGTACCTAAAGAAGACTTTGAAGCAGAACAGATTTTTGCAAGTCTTGGTCCAGTAGTACACGAAGTTCATGCACACGAATTACAAGCACAAGGTGTATTGTCAGCTTGTCACGTAAACATTACACAACTTATTGACTTACCAGAATTTAAGTCATATGCCGAAGAATACAAGTATCTTGTCACTGATGAAGACAGGATGATTTTTATATCAAAACTAGTAAATGGTATTTCTAATAGTGGCAATACTCTTGTACTAGTAAATCGAATAGAGACAGGTAAATTTATTGTCAACGAAATTCCAGACAGTGTCTTTATTTCAGGTGAAGTAAAAACTAAAGATAGAAAGAGTGAATACGATGAAGTTAAAACTGTTGATAACAAGATTATTGTGGCGACTTACGGTGTGGCCGCT